TCTTACCACAACTGTAGATGCTGTATACCTATATATATTTAATACTCTTGTAGCTAAATCACCGGCGCAAAAAATATTAGCTATAATCTGAGGAGACGATGTATACCACCCCGAATCAATATTACTCTTAAAGGTTAACTCAAGATGGCCTTGAGCATTCGGGCCTCTCAGCGCAGTTTTAAGCCTTGCCAGCTTAACATCATCAAGAGCAAAACTTGTTCCGGTTGTCGATGTTGCGGCTTCGGAGACTACTGATATTGAGCCGGTTGTGTTGTTCGGGACATATGGAGGGATGAATGGGGTGCCGTTAACGCCGTAATTAATGAAAACAGGCTGGGCAAAATGAACTCCAGAGATGCCATCCCCTGTATAGCTTTCTGTTGCGCCATTTAGTAATTCTGGATAGATTCTTACATTGGCAGCACCAACTCCAGCATTACAGGCGATGAAAAAGGCAAAGAGAGATGTGTTTGGGATGGGCCGTATAGAGTAGGCTACAACCGATGCGTGTATATCGGAAAGGGGCCCGGTAGCAGTGTTAATTTTGCACAGAGCCACATATCCTGATTTTATCTGTGCTTTGGCTTGAAAATTTCTGCCTCTATTCCCCAACACGCAACTAAGCCCTATGATACTGTTATCGGATACCGCTATGGCGAAGTAGGGAATTCCATGAACTCCCGTAGTAGTATTCTCAGTTATGGCGTGGAGAGCAGCTCCTTGGTAAGTTTCTGCGGAGGTTACTGATACGTTGCTTTTTGTCCAAGAGTTTAATGTTTCTGTGGTGACGGCTAATTGAGTAAACGCCGGACAGCCTCTCAATCCATCATCTTCAAGCGGAACCTGATTGACTGCAAACTGAGTCACTGTATTGTTTACTATGCCATATCTTGTGCCGGAGATAGAGCAAATAGAGCTAACACCAGAGATAGAATCCACAAGACTACCTCCAGCGCCTCCAGCCGCACAAAAAATAGGCCTGTTGTTCGAACTGGCCCTTATAAACCCAGTACCCCTATGCCTGTTCATTACAATCCTTCTCCCACCTGAAGGCACAAGGTTGTTGTCAAGCCAGAATCGCAAATAGCAGAAATATTTTGTACTGAGCCACTTGGAATAGAAAAAGGTATGTCCTGACCGGGCAAAACAGGTGTTGCTGTAGTCACTGGTGTGATAGTTGGAACAGTGGCTATTTGCGATCCTACTCCTACAGAAAAATAAGCTGTCGCTGCCCCAGTGTTAACAACCCTGAGAGTATTGCCTGTATTTGGCAAAGCAACGCTACCTGAGGCCGAACCTGTTACGGAAATACTCATTGTTTTTGACTGTGCCGAAAAAGGTGCAATCATTTTATACCCTCCTATAAACTTTGAATTTTGAAACCCCTGCTACCTTGAGACTGTATGTTTTGCCGCCTATTGGAAATGTTTCTGTCAGGTCTGAATCGCTGATTAACACCTCGCCCATTCTTCCGGTTGTAGTGTAACTGAACGATGCAAGGCCATTTGTAATTGTCACTGCGATGATTTCGTAGACTGATCCGTCCTCATGCCTGAGTGTGATTCTCCATGAACCAGACAAGGGAATAACAATGCCGTCTTTGTCTTTTATGGCTATGCCTACAACAAGCGCTTCGACGCCATCATTGGCAACGCCTATCGGGTCAGTTCTTCCGTCGCCACCAGCCATGGAGATTGTCACATACAGATTGTTTTCCTCTGGCTTGATAAAGTTCGAGCCGTCCCATGTATCCCCAGTGTTTGCCGTGTCGCTCTGGATACCTTCTGAATAATTTTCGTCAGCCTCAATAACATTAACCACTTTTCCATTTTCTATAATTGCGTATCTCATATTTACTCCTGCCACATAATATCAAGATAACCTTGTCCACCAGGACCAGCCGCCGTTGTTCCGCTTCCACCGCCTGCACCAATACCACCATTTAAGCCAGCACCACCCGAATTACCAGCACCACCTTTCGAATATTTTGAGCCAGCCCCGCCCCACATATAAGTGCCTGACTTAGTGCCATGTGCAAATTCTGAATACGTCCCTACTAATCCACCTCCAGAACAAGCGTTCGCCCCTGGTTTTTGGTTTACAACCTTCGAGTTAGTTAAATCGTATGTAGCCCCCGCAGTTCCAGGGACAGATAGTCCCCCACCGTAATAATTATTGTTAGGATAACCCATTATCCCACCACCTCTTAAAACTAAGCTTCCGAACATGGTATTGCCGCCACTGCCTCCATCACCTGTGCCTCCAGCCGCTATTGAAATACTGACAGCTGTCCCCGCTGAAAGGTAGACAGGCATCATTGTAACGGATTCGCCTGAACCACCGCCAGCCCTATCAGCACTATCTGCACCGACCCTACCAGAGGCGCCACCAGCTACGCCATTCAGAAAGTAAACTCCATCAACAGGAGCAGTAAAAGTTCCGCTCAAGAGAAACGCTTGATGTTTCCAACCTTTTCTGATTACCAGATCATAAACCGCAACATCTATCATTTTTTCTCCTAAGAAGCTGTAAAGGCTGCACCGCCACAATAAACATGGACAAGTTTAGGCGAGTTTACAGTTTCGGCTATCTGTGCTTTTAACAAATCGTTGTTGCCGTCGTTCCTGTATGTAAGAGGCACAACAAATTCAGGGATTAATGCACTTGCTCCGGCTGCGATTGTATATGACTTTACCATAGCATTGTCATAAGAGACTCCGTTGTAACACTGGAGAGTAAACTTGACAGTATGTGAAATGGTGTCCCGATTTGAAACCCAAACAGAAGTTAAAGAAACGCCCTCTGTTGGGGATCCACTTGCAATCGTAAAATCTGTTGCCGTTGCGTCTGCGCTTGTAAAGTTGCGATAAAATTTAATTAATGTCTCTGCTGCAATAGCCATTTATAGAAACCTCCCTAAGATTGAAACTCTCCCAGGTAATCCCTGAAAGCCCTGAGCGCCTTGTATGCCCTGGATTCCCCGTGGCCCCGTAAGTCCGATATCGCCCTTCGGAATACTAAAGTTGAGAACAGCCGCCGAAGGAGTGCCAACATTGCTTATTGTCGCAGAGCTTCCCGCAGCTCCGGTTGTCACTGTTCCGATTGTTATTGTTCCAGCAACGGACGACCATGCCGGGATTGTCTGTGCTATTTGTAAAAGCGTCGTGCTGCATGTCGATCCGTTCTGCACAACAGCCACAATCTCTGAACCTGTAAGCGGGGTGCTATTAACTGGTAATTCTGTTATTTTCGGCATCTAAGATCCTATCGCTATGACAAAAACAGTTGATCCGGTTGAGTTGCTTGACTCCAGCCTGATTGCAGTTTTCTCGTTTGGCGTGTTGTTGTGTATGACCACGTTTGCCGTTTCTGTGGCTCCGTAATGAGTAGCCGAAGCAGAATAAAAAGCATTCGGGAAAGGCATCGCATAGTTGTTGTCCGCGTAACTTCCGGGCTCTGCTGCTGTGGCTGTCATCCACTGGATTAATATGTTTCCAACCCATAAATAACCCTTTGCAGCAGCCGAAGAGCCAAGAACACCAACGCCACCAAGAGACAATGCCGCCGATCCGTCAAGAGGCGACCAGGTAGCGCCAAGCGAAACCATTGTCAGCGTAGCTCCTGGCTTTAAAGAAATACTTGTTATTGTGCCAGACCCAGAAACAGCCGTTATGGTGTCCGATCCCTGTCTTGATACGCTGAAAGCCGCAGAGGTGTTGTTGATCAACTTCACCTTGTTCCCGGAAACCACATTTGCCAAAAGAGGCAGATTGACCCCTGTTACGGAAGTTCCGGAAGGCGCAATGTGATATTTCCCGACTGCATCAGCTGTCAAGGTTGTAGTGCCTGCGTTCAGGGTTACAATTGTTTCATTTGCCACTGCTGAAAACTGGCTATAATTAACCGCATCCCCTGGAGAAGTTCCGTTTGCAAGATCCTTTATCTTATGGCTTGCCCATGAAATATCGGTTGTTGGGGCGCTCTGCCCATCCCTGGTAAGGCAGTTTGTTAAACCATTTGCAATGTCGTCTGAGTCAGCATCCATTCGTGTGGCATCTACATTTAGCCCTGCTGCTGCATCCGACACCCATTTATAAAGGCGCGTGAAAACGCCTGATCCGTTGAAGGGCATTGGTTATTTTCCTTTATTTTTCAACCCCGGTTAGAAAAGACGCGATCTTTCCTTTTCTTAGCGAGTCAGCAAATGTTTCAATCATCTCTGGTCTTTCCGATAAAAGCATCTTGGCAACTGCTTTTTGGCCTGCTTCTGTATAGGGAATTGCAGAAACACCAGCGGCAACAGCTGCCGGAATGGCAACTTGAGGTGCATAATGACCAGCCGCAGCGCCTCCACCCAAAAATAAATACTTTGCAAGCTCAGAAACAGACCGCCTGTCAGCTGTGTATGAATTTGGTGTTTTTTGCCCAAGAACCTCAACGGCTGCGTCTGACAAATCCTGCATTTTTGCGCTACCAGAAGCAGTAGCGCCTTTGCTTACTGTGTTGTCGTTTGCCCTTACTGCTCTTGCGAGTTGTGAAGGAGTGAACCCCATAGACATATCAGTCGAAGCGTTTCCAGCATCCCGAAGAACCGCATAGTTAGAAAAGCCTTTATCTATTGCCGCCAAATCATCGGCATAATTAGGGTTGCTTCTTTCTAAAGCGCTCTTAAAAACCCTCTGCGCCTCTTTTAAAGAGTCGCCAAGCTGCTGGTGATAAGGGTATGGAGATTTGACAAACCCTTTTATATCTTTACCTATGCTTGAATATAACTGCTTGTACTGCTCGCCTGTCATGCCGCCGGAAGGTGAGAGCCTTGATAGATAATCGTCAAGCTTGGACTGAAAAGCATTAGCCTCTTTGGGCATCATGTTTTTTGATAGGCTTGAAAGATTGGTGATTTCGTCTATGAATTGGTTATCGGCTTTAAAAGAAAGCTTTGGAAGTAATGCATCATATTCTTTGGTGAGCGCTTCTTTTACCGACATAACGCCCTCTCTACCTATAGGAAGTGGAGTTGCGTCAGATCCCACGGGCTTTAATGCCCTATTGTACACGGCCCTGTTTAGTTCCTCCTGCGGCCTGTCTCTAGCGCCTCTAATAAAATCACCCACAATGGCATTGGAAGTTAGCTTTTCCTCTGTTCTGTTTATAGCGCCGCCAAGTATCTGGCCTATTGTTGGGCTAATTCCCTCCTTGAAGAGCAATTTAGCTTTTTGGGAAACTTCAGGGCTTATGGCTTTACCGGCTAATACCGGGGCTGCTATTCCCGCCGCCAAGCCAGCGGCACCGCTATCAGTAGCTTTTTCGGTGATATCGTATGCCAAAGAACTAAGGCCGCCCGACGCGGCATTCCCGATAATACCAGGTATGCTTGAAGTAGGGTTAAGGGCTGCTGCATTCAAAGCTCCTTTAACCATGCCTGACGCTATTTTCTGACCAGGTGTTTGAGGGGCGTATTTTGGGTTTGTGAACCCGATTTTATCTGAATAATCCGTGGCTTCTCTTGATCCAAGAGGCATGCTTTCAGGCATTGACAAACCGGCTGCTTTTGCGTCAACTCCATATTGCCTTGCATCTGCGTTCGCCGCAGCTTTAGAAATATCAAGAGCAAAATTGCCAAGATCAGGAATAACCTGTTTGGCAGAGTTCCATAAAACACTACCCATTGATGGTTGTTTTTTTATTTCTTCGTCGCTCTGCCAGAAAGAGCTATTAGGGCTTATAACCTCATCGTCTGTCCATGCCATTATTTCTTCCTCCTCACAGAACCATCAGGTGCTATATAAGATGATCCTGACGGAAGCGCGTTATATTCTTGTTGCGACGATACCTTTGATGGAGTTGTTGCGCCTGTCTGTGGGTTTGTCCTTGACTTGTATTCTTCTGGCATGGAAACTCGATAATGCTTTGCCATGCCTGAAAAAACTGGCTGGTCTTTTAGGTTGTCAGCAATGGCGTTGTTTTGGCCTATCAGATCTCTGTTTGCCATATCAAAAACGCCTAACAACGTACTCAGTTCAGGCTTTGTGAGTCGGGACAAATCACCGCTTGCCGCATCTTTCAACATTGCTCTTTCCTGATCTGTAATTCTTGGATCTTTCAATAGGCTGACGTTATCCAGAGACATTCTAGCCAAGCCCTGGATGACTTCTCTTGTTCTCAGAAGCTTTTCTTCGTCATTCTTGCCCTGTATCCCCCATGAGTTCGCTATTTGAGATGTTGCGAGCCTCCAGTCGGTTCCAGGGCCGGTTATTATATCACCTGAACTAACAGCGTCCCTCAGCCTGCTGAGTTTAACTATGTTCTGTGATGCCTCCGAAGCCCTCGCGCCACTTTCAATGAGCTTGTCTGCCATTGCTGTTTGCAGCTTTTCGGAGGTATTAAGGTCTGCCTTGCTTGGAGATAAAATACCCCCTGCCTGGCTTGCGCTGAACTTATTGGTTGTGATTGTCTTTCCGTCTGGCGCTGTAACCTGATAAGGTTCAAAAGAAGCTTCTGCACCCGCCTTAGCTCCCGCTTTCGCTCCTTCCATCTGAGAGGCCGCACCAACAGCCCCAGGAGCGTTGAACACCTGGCCGTTCTGATAAACTTGCCCTTCTGAAAGTTTTGGGGATGAAAAACCAGTCTGTCCGGTGAGAGGGTCATAAATCGTGTTGCCCTGGGGAATACTCATTAAACCCTTGCTTGCCTGCTCTCTCAGGGCAAACTGACCCACCTGTTTTGGGTCAAGGTCTTGCGCCTCCCAGTTTTTCTGCTCGCTTGTTTTCTTTGCATCATCCCAAAAAGCTGATGCCGCGCTTGTTCCGCCAACTTGCTCAATGGCTTTACCCTGAAGTAGCCTGCTAATATCAAAAGAGTCTTTATTTGCTGGTTGAGAACCTTTGTTCTGCGCCGAGCCTCCATTCAAAGCTCTTATGAGCATTTCGTTGTTTTTTTTAGAAACCTCTCTTTCTTGCTCGTCGGCATCTTTTTCCATCTTTGACCCGGCAAGAGCCTGGGCTATTTTACCGAGACCCTCAAGAGGGCTTATTGCATAGTTAACATTAGGATCTATGGCCGTGTTAGCTTGTTTTTTCAACAGCGCAGCCATAAGCATTTTTCGATCAAGATCCTTTTGCTCAAACTCTGCCTCTGGATTTAAAAAAGTTCCAAAGCCTACTGTTTTTGCTGTTTTTGGCATACGTCACCTATAAAATAAGCGGTAGAATAGAAGTTAAGGCGCTAACACCGCCTGAAAGTATAGAATTGGACGTCCCTGTTTTAGCCGCTGTATTACCCGCAACAAGCCCTGTATAATCTGGTGCAGAAACACCGCTTATTTGTGGAGTCGCTGAAAACTGAGGCATTGTAGGCTGCGTTCCACCCATTATTGATGTCAAGGCAGATAGCGGCATCTGATATTGCTGCAATAGTTCGTTTATGCCCTGGTTTCTTGTCGATAAAGATGTTGAGTAATCCTGGTTTACCGCGCTATTATTAAGTTCGGCGTTACCCATGTTCTGTAAGTATTCTTGATACTTTGCTTTGTTATACATCTCAGCTTGTGATTTATTCTGATCAAACCCCTGGGCTTGAGCTGTGTTGCCAAATACCGCATTTGCTTCATTTTGCCCGAACTGCTGCTGTTGCGCTGCATTAGCGTCAGACATAACCGCACGTCGAGCGTTGAACATGTCCATGGACGCTTGATTGCCAAGCGTGGCATTGTCGTAATTCTGGCCGAAATCCTGAGCCTGTGCCGCGTTTGTGAAATTACCTCTGCCAAGCGCCTGATTGTATGCGTTCTGATTAGAACTTAAGCCCTGGTTGTATAACTGGCTGGCCGCTGTTAAGCCCTGACTCACGGCATTATTCTGAGCCTGTGAATAATCATACTGTCTGTTGCGCGACATCTCGGAAATGGCCTTATTCCATGCGTCGCTGTTCTGCATCACCCCCTGGTTAGCAAGCTTTGTTTCAAGGCCTGTTTCATAACTGTTCCATTGAGGGTCAAGTGCTGCTTTTGCATTGTTCCATGCCGCGTCTCTCGCTTCATTCTGGAACCCCAACAAGTCCTGACCTCCTACAAGTGAAGGAACGCCGGACATATCAATCTGGCTTTGGATATTTCCTTTATTGGCGCTATAGGTCAGTGGATTGATTCCGCTTGTGTCAACTTGCCTTTGGATAGGCCCAGCATCATCTATGCTGGTTTTTATGTTGCCATAAGGATCAATCTGGTCTTTCATCGGGGACGTGCTGACGTTTTTTGTTGTCGTTCCACTACTTAGTTGTGGAAGCCCTGAAAAATCGATCGGCTTGCTATAGATATTGTTTACCTGATCAACCAGGTTACCTGTAGCTGAACCAAGCCTTGTTTGCATTTCTGTTTGAGTATCAAGAAGATTTTGTTGTTGAGGCGTCAGCGTCACATTCTGTGTCCATGTTCCATCAGGGTTTTGTGTGTGCGTAGATGACCCGTATGGCGTTACCTGGTTCTCTCTGTTTTGCTGTAAAACCCATAAAGCCAAGTCTTTTGATAACCCCATCTGTTCAAGCGCTGTTTGCATTGGATCAGGGTATTTTGTGTCGGAGCTCCCTATTCCTGTTATATTTGAGGCTACCTCGCTCGCCGCGCCACCTGTAACTTTATCTGCCGCCGATCCTAACCCTGGCATCCCCACCGACGTTGATAAGAGCTCTGCTGGATTACTTACTGCGCCCGCAATGTCGGAAAATTTATCTGAAAGCCAACTGCTCTTTCCTGTTGCCGTTTTTCCGGTAGGAGCAACTGTTTTTCCTACATCATACAGCGCAGAAACATTGTTTGCCGGAAGCCAGTTATTTGACTTGGCGTTTGCCGTCTGTGCATTTGACGCAATCGAAGAAAGCCCAGGAAGAGATCCGCTTTTATTAACTTTTGTGGTAACTCCGTTTTTTGTCTGTGTTGTGCCGCCTGTAAAAACCCCTGCCATATTACCCCCTAGAGAATGTTGCCTGTTTCAAAGACGTAATCTATCGACATCCATTGAACCGGGGCTATGTTGTGAACTATTTTCATGTGTAGCGCTCCGCTGTACCCAACTCCGTTGACTCCCTGCCAATTCTTCTTGATCTCAAAGCCACCGAACCACTGAAAGGTGTTCCACTTTGCCGTGTTCCACTTTGTCCCGCCTGTATTGAAAAATGTAGGTGTGGCAGTTGGTGGTTTGTTGTCAAAGTCAACGTCCATATTTAAAGCTGCATTCATGGTTCCGGCTGTATTGAATATCGGCCTGACCATTGTGAAGCGCTTAAGAAGCCCGGGCGCTCCAAAATACTGGAAAGCCGTCTTGACTTCGCCTTGTATAAAGGCTCCGTCATCCGAGTAGAGATAATCGGCCCTTGCCACATATCCCTTGTTATCTGCGTCCGTGTAGTTCCCACCGAAAAAGAGCCGGTCATCATCGACAAGAAAGCAGTTTGCGTCCCATCCTTTGAATCTGCACCATGCCGAAGTGACGGTATTCATGACGTACTGATATGATGACTTGTTGGCCTGTGTCGGAACGTTGATTATAAATTTATTGCCGATAGGGAATAAACACGGCTCCCATCCAAAGGTTGTGCCGTACTTTGCAACGTCCTCGTTGACCAGATTAAGAATCTTGGTGCTGATTGCCTCTTGTGTTTGGCTGCGGTCAGTCAAGAGAGCCTTGGAAAGAGGGATAAAGCCATCAGCGCCAATAATGATTACATCTGATCCAACCTTGGCAAAACACCGGCGCCCGACCGGATGCCCAATCCTAAAAACACCGACAACTGCCCATGAGTTAGCGTCCCCAGGGTCAGCACCCTGATAGACTGCAACCTCTCCCTCGGATGAAATAAAGACAGCGTATTCCTGAATCCCTGCACTGTTGTCAATTGTCCACGTTGCCATTGCCGCGAGATAGCCGCCGAGCTTGAACATGGATGAAAAATCCAGTTCAGAAGCTGCGCCAGCAATCGAGTTGATTGGCAAATACCAAGCGCTCATGCTGTCTTTTTCGATGAAAAACAGCCTGTTTTTATAGACGTTCAGATGTATAAGGCTGGTTGTTGTAACGCCTGTTATGGCGGGTGTGCTGGCTCCATCAATAGCAGTCCATGTCGAACCATTATAAAGCCTTGGTTTGTCTACTCCGTTGACCAGATATAAAAACTGTCCACCTGGTGTTCCGAAGTTGGCATGCTGAAACCTTGCGTTTGTAAGCCCTGTTACAACCGCAGTTCCAACCGCCCCTTGTACCGTAACGTCATAGATCTCTGTTCCTGATGCTGCAAAGATCTTGCTTGCGGTTGCAGACTTATAAGACATCAGGCTTTCAACGTGTGACGGAAGCCCTGTCGCCCACTTGATATAACCCTTCCTCAAATCCACCGTTGTCGGAGTCGGAAAAAAGTTATCAAGTATAACCGCGTCCTGTGGTGGCATCGCCGCGAGAGAATCACGCGCATTCAGGCCACCAATAGGTGATGTTGTTGAAATGGATCTCGAGGCTTGCTTTTTAGCCATTAAGCACCATATCCGGAATCAGGAATCTGGTTCCATCCGATCAGCGTTGAGTTTATTTGCGGGGCAAACGAAAGCGTTCTTGAGCCTGCATCGTTTGCCTTGGCGTTGTTGAACTGGATCTCGTAATCTCTCCTGAACGGACCTGAATCAAAGCCCTTAATGTCAAAATATTTGACCTTGAGGCCAAGAACCAAAAGCCTGTCAGGAAACAGCACCGTGTCCGTGTCTGCTGTTATTGTCTCTTTTGCTGCGCCATCAGCGCCAGACACCCAGGACTTACTGAAATATTCGTACCCAAGGTTCTCAGAGCTTGTCAGGGCAGGCCATATCTCAAACTTGTTGCCCATATTCCTGAATCTTATTCTTGGGCCGGTTGCTATGAATCCAGACTTTAAAAACTGCCATTGCTGAGGCGTACACGGGCCCATCATTTCCCAGTGGCGCGTAATATCCCACTGTGTGCGGTCAATCGGCCTGTCGTAATCGTCAGGATATGAATATTTGACCCTGCAAAAATACATTGTTGCAGATCCGGTTAACTGGGCCGGTGCATTCATTGTAAGCTGTGTCGCGCTCAGAACATTTAAAACCTCAGTATCTTTGTTTACGCCTGCCCCAATAATTGCGAAGGTGTTGTCAAGATCCAGAAACGTGAAATCTGTGGCTGTTTCAACTTCAATCTGTTGATCTATACCCTCAATCTCAAGGCAACCATCATCTGGCACGGTCTGCCCAAGCGAGATCCCCTCCGCTGTTGTCAGTATAGGAGAGCCTGTCACGGTATGGACGTTTGCTGCCGTGTAATAAGTGGTAAAAAACCTATACTCTCTCTGTAGCCTCTGCCATGTGTGCTGGCTGCGAAGCTCAGAGCCTACAGCGTTCAACAAAGCCAGCAATTGCACATTATCAGCCGTCTGTGTGCCTGCCACGCTCTGAGGAACCACAAGCCCCATCTCCCCTGTTGCCTGCTGAATAATCTGCAATGCTGTTGTCATTTAGTTTGCCTCTGCCACTGGTTCTGGTTTTTTTGCCGGTTCTTTTTTTCCCGAAACAAGGCGCTTGAGTTCTTCAATTTGCTCCTTGAGTGCGTCTATTTCTTTCTTTGACTCGCTCTCAATCTTTGAAACCGCCGCGTCATCTGTTGCCACCTTCAAAAACCTGATTGCCGCATCCCTGAAAGCATATGGAGACATGCCGCCCACCATTCCGATTTTGCTAAGAGCCTGATCAGAAGCGTTTGCCACGGACTCAACCGTGAAAAACTTAAGAGCTTTAAGCTCTTCTTTCTGAGAAAGCGTGAGCTTTGGCCATTCGGTGATTGGCGTTCCTATTTCTTTTTGGTCGCCGTCTTTCTGGTTCTTGTAATGCGCCCACTGCTGCGGGAAGCGCTGCTTATCTCCTTCATGGCATGGCCTGTCCACGATGTTGTTCTTGTCCCCAGGGATGAAGATCTTTACACAATCAACCTCTTCATAAATTGGCCTACCCGCTTCCTCTGACTTGAACGTCATGTGCAGCAATCCTGTATAGAACTGTGCTATTAATGCTCCGTCCGCGCCTCTTTCGTCTGATTCCAGTTTCATTTACTGCTCCAAGTATTTAGAGTTATGGCCCTCCGAGTATTCAGAGGGCTTTATTTCTTGATTATGCTGCTGTTGCGTCATCCATGAACGGATACTGAATCTCGAACTCTGCAAGCCCTGTTGACGGTGTTCCGACTGCTGAAGCTCCAAGGGCGTTCTTGACTCTATCCCCTGCAACAACCGCATCGTCTATGCTGCCAGCTGTAGAGGTAGCGTAAACGAGGCCATTATCAGCGTATCCGGTGAGAGCCTTGCCAACCGCTTTTCCATAGATCTGATACCATCCGTATTGACTCGCCACGTTTGCGGACATGGCCACCGCTACAGGGCCGATATCATTGGCCGCAAGAAGCGAGGTTGTGCCGTCGTCAGCGTTAAATTTGACCCAAGAGCCAACCGCTGTATCAGCAACGCCTTTAAGGTAAATGAATTCCCCAACGTTATAAGTTGGGTCTGTCGCCTGGACTCTTAATCCAAGTTCATGCCTCTGTGTTGTGTCAGTCACCGCTATCGGCTGCGCTCCGAGAAGCGGAGTTTTTATCGTAAAAGCCATTTTTCCCCCTTTATACTATTAGAACGCCCTGGAACTGAGACCCTGACATCGTTACATTGCCCGCCCATCCAATAAGCTTGACAATCGCGTCCTGGTTCACGGCCTCTCTTTTCCCACCGATTGGCACGAAATTGCGGTCTTTGTGTGGTCTGAAATGCAGATAGTTTGTATTCAGGAACCACATATGAGCCGCTGTAGCATGTCCACCGATACCGGAAGCCATGACAACATCAGCCGCACCGCCACCGCCAAAAAACTTGAGGGAAGGGAAACCAGCACCAACGCCCTTTGTTGATCCCTCGCTTGTCACGCGCTGAATCGCCTGCAAGCTTTTGACGTAATATCCGTAATAAGTGGCATCAGCGACAAGGAGGTCCGGTCTTTCTGATCCCCTGATAAGCTTAAGGTACAGCGCTGTCATGTAATCCTGGATGTTAGAGGACGAAACAGCCGCCGAGCCATCAGCCACGCCGCCAAATTTCTTTGACTGCCAGAATGTCCAGGTAGCTCTGTCAATGCCGCCGTAAGTACCGGACGTCGGAGCGTCAGGAACAGCCGCAGCAAGGCCAGTCAGGTTTTTTCCACCGTTACCGGTTCCGTCGAGGTAAAGGTCTGTGTCAAGGCGGGTCATTAGTCGAGCCTCGGACACCTTGATCCTTGACTCCATGAGGTCAATAATTGCCTCTTTGCCGCTGTTCTGGAGCGTTTCAAGTCCGGAAATAGTTACGGCAACCGCGTACTGCTTGATGTCAAACTGAGCCGAGCTGAGAGGGCTATCAGGGGAGATGTTAAGAGCTTCCCATCCGCTATAAGAATTGGCTGTGCTGGTCGCTGTGTCGTTATACATAATCTCTTCAAGAATCACGTTACCACCGCTGATTGTGCGGATGTTGCCCTTGCTGTTCAGGCGATCAAGAAGAGGGTTGTTTGTTGATAGGTTGTCCGCAAGCTTGCCGCTTCTGGACTGTATTGTCGTTGCGAGAATGTCGCTTATTGCACTGTTTGCAAAAGCCATTGTTCTACCTCATTTAATAATTATGTTGTTCCATTGCTGCTGAGATGGCTGATCTTATGCTTGAGGTGTCAACATTCGCCCCGGTGTTTCCTCTTGGGGTTACTGTCTTTACTCCTACTGCCAAAGACTTAGCCTTTTCAGCCGCAGCCGCTTTGTCTGCGGCCTCTCTTTGTCTACTTTGCTCAAGCTGCCAAACGCCATCATCGAGCCTGATTGCTTTCTGATATGCGTCCTTAAGATCCGTTGCCATTCCTGACTCAAGTAGTTGAGCGATAATGGGTTTAACAGCTTCAAAGTGAGGTGCTTCGCCGCTGTTCTTGAACGAATCTATTGTGCCTTGTATGCTTGAGCTTTCTTGCTGTTCGCGCCATGCTGAAACCTGTGTTACCTGGTTCTTGAGCTGGCCTATCTCTCTTAAAAGGTCATCAACAACCGGATTTACTTGTCCGTTGCCCTGTGCCGCTTGCCCAATAACAGAAAGGGGTATCCCATAGCTCTGTGCAAGCTGGCTGAATATCTGAATCTTTTGCTGTGTCGATCCGTTGGTCAGCACATTGTCAGCATGTACAAGCCCTGAAACGTATTGTGTAGGGTCGACTCCGTATTGCTGCAAACGCGGCAACATTGGCTGAACTGCTGCATCCCAGGCCTTAACCCTTTCCGCCTCGGTCTTGTAGGTGCTAACTCCAGTGGCGTACTCAGATTCTCGCTGGTTTGCGTATAGGGCCACCTGTTTTGCTTCCTCTGGTGTCAGAGCCTCGCCCTTATACATTTTGTCCCAAATAGAAACGTAATCCTTCTTCCAGCCTTTCGGCCTTGGAAGCTCTTCTTCAACAGGGCTAACAGCTTCTGTTTGCTGCTCTGGAACAGTCGTCTTTGTAGAAAAACGCCCCTTCTCATCCCGTTCACGCTGTGTTGCAGGTGTTTCGTTTGTATCGTGTTGCTCTGCTGGCGCAGCCTCAACCGCGTCAAACTGGCGCTCTATTTCATCTCTCAGAGTATTCTGATTGAGTTCTTCTTCCATTATTTCCTCTTGCTTCTCATTTTGTGTTCAACTTTGTTTACCGCATCGATAACCGCTTCCTTAAGCCCAGGTGGTGGAGCTATCGGCTTTGGCGGACCTTTCGGAATCTCGTTGCCTACCTCAATGCAGCCGTGTTCTTTCAGGTGTGTCCTGTGCTGCCGTCTGCTTGTAATCATCTGTCCGTTTAACTGTGATCTGTAACAGGTGTTGTCCTGTATGATCGCAGCCGGAGCAGACAACATTCTTTCCATGGGCTTTTCACAGCATTCAGGCACGTTCAGGTACTCAGACAGAGGCAAAAACTTTTCAGTACAGATTCCGCACTTAGAACACTTAAATTCATACAGTGGCATCTTTTTTCGCCTCCTTTTGCCTGTCTTGCCTGTCGGCTTCATGCATCATCTTTTTCAGTTTTATTTCTTCCCCAAACTTGTACTTTTCAAACTCAAGCTTCTGTATTTCGAACTGTATTTTCAGCTCTGTTTCATGCTGGCGCTCTGCCATATCAAGCTGGGCTTTCTGCGTGTCTCTTCGCTGCTGCGCCTCGTTCTCTTGCTGCTGTATTACGGCTTGGTTTTGCTGTTCAGTCTGCCTCATTTGCATTTCTGCCTGATGCTTCTGCATGTCGTTCTGTGCCAGCATTGCCGCTTTTTGCTGCTCTGCCTGAATCTTCATTTCTTCCGGGCTTGGCTTTTCAGGCTGTGGATTCATCTCTGCTTCTTTGGCCTTTTCAATGAGCTGGTCAAAAAGACCCTCAAGCGATTTGCCAACCTTGAAACCACCAACACCAAAGCGAAGCATTTCAAGGACGATAGAGCCGGTATCAGGAGAGGCTTGAACGATAGGCGTGGTCTTTTCCAGGAAGTCAGAAACAGCGCCCATAAATTCAATACGGTCTTGCTTTTCCTGTTGCTCGTTGATTTGGACAAGCGAATCAGCCGCAATATCAATTCTGTAAGCTCGCATTGGTTCTGACTTAAGAAGCTGAATAGCTGGCTCGACAAGCGGGAGATCATGCTGGCCGATATAGTCAGCGCCTGAAATCATCTTGATTGTTTCGGGCTGGTAATGCTTGCAAATCATTTCGGCTTTGATCTTGAGGATGTCGGTAGCAAATCTTGAAACATCGTCCTGTCTGGCTCTGAGACGCATCGAACCGAACTGACCCTTAAGCTCTTGCGCTCCCAGGGTTTCCCTTGGGTCTGATTGGCCTCTAAGGATGTCAGACAAGCCGGTCAGGTCATATATCTGCTGTTTCTGCTGCTCAAAGGCTTTGTAGCATTCAGCCAGAGCGATCGCGAACGGCTGGATATCCACAAGATTAAAAGCGCCTGCAAGTCCGTTCTTTTCTACAAAATTGAGCCAGTTATTGACCGGAATAAGGATATTATTGCTACCCTCGCTCAACAGTCTCGCCAGCTCTGGAACCGCTGCATCATAGACACCACGCACCTTGATAGCGTCTATCAATCCGCTTATTCGGTCTGCGAGCACGTCCAACGCCTCTGCCTGATCCTGATACAAAGAAAAATCTGGTGTAGGTATCAGGTCATCGGTTGTCAGCGTTCCGTAAAGCGGTTTTGGGCAGGGGAAAAAGCCTTCTAAACCATATGGATCATCTTTTTCATCTATGATTTCTGTGAGTCCCTTGGAGAACCAAAAAACCTTACCTTGTGACTTGTCCCATATCTCGTAAACGGTCGCCTGATAGTGATCTTCTCCGGTCATTGCAATACCGTCTTTTTTCAGCTCTTCCGGCATTGTATCGAGAGGAATTTTTTTGCCCATTTCTTCCCCGAAACGCTCTATCAAAGCATCTCTGGACATATAAACACGCCGCCATACTGCTGTGACTTCTTCCCAGGTGCGAGCGATCGAGTGCCCAAAATCTTTCCAGTGGACGTAATCAACCGGAGCGCACTCGTAGTCTATTGCCTGACCTTGCTCGCCTGTGTATTCGGCTGATTCAGGCTCTTTTTCAACGCCCTGATCTTCTGTGACCTCAAGACCGTCAGGGTTCTCGCCAGATTGCAGCGCTTTGAATTTTGGCTCATAGCGCAACCAAACCACACCACGACCGCCCAAGAGCCTGTCAAGAATGCAGTTTTCCATAGATGCTTTGTAATCTGGATAGTAGGAAACTTCGTAATCAAGCGCTCTCTCAAGGATCATGGAAGCCACGCGCCCCACCGGATCTGAGTCTTTGAAGCGCCTTGAAACATCAGGCTGAGGAATGCGCGAGAAAACAGCCGGTCTGAGTGTCTGCACGTTTGACCAGAGGATATTAAACTTGCTCCCCTTGGCGCTTGTGCTTTGCAGCCTCTCGGCATCTGTGTAGCGTCTTACAATGCGTTTGCTGCGGGTTTCCCACTTCTCGAACGCTTTGTTATAATCCGCTATCTGTTGTTTCCAGTAGTTGGCATCTGTTGCCATCA